CATCTGATATAATTTAGTAGCATCACCAGCATAGTTAGTAGAACCACTGGCACTAAAACTTGTAAATAAACCTACTGCACTACCTGATAATCCTGTACCGCTTAGTGCCTGAAAACCAGCTAGGCTTTTATAACCTTTAGCAAGAGGTAATACATTATCTACAACTAATGCACCTGAGTTCTCATAAGTGGGTAAATCTGATTGTAAATCACCAAATTCAATCATTTTATGCTACCTGTGGTGTTGACATCTGTAATGGTGATGTTGTTGTTGATCCTCTTGATGATGTTTCGTTTGCATTTTTTAATGCCTCTTTGTAAAGAGTTCCCCATGTATTTATTCTTTCATCTTGCATAATAAATGGAGCTGACTCTGCTAATGCACCATATAAATAGAGTTCAGGATAATTTGTTAATATTGTGTTTGTAGTATTTGTGTCAGAAAGTGTGTCTAATTTTTTGTAAAAGTTTATTTGTAATGTTGTTGCTGAGTCAGGTGGTCTGCCCAAAAGAATATTTGTGCCAACTATTGTAAAAAATTGTGGCTTACCTCTACTCTGACTATCATTATATTTGTTATAAAAATCACTATTATTAATAAATTTAAGTGTGCAATAAGGATCACTTTGATAAATTACAGTGGTTGCTTCTATATATCCAGTTGGTAAAGCATAGCTCTGTGTACCTGACACAGTTGTTATTGTTGTGTCTGTGTTTACCATTTCTCTAACACGCAATTCTCTATTCAATCTTGCCTCTGTAAGTGTAATAAAATCACCAAGAAAAGCAGTCAAATCACTTCTATTAAGATAGTTAGCTATTGATGTTTTGAGATTTGTGTATGTGTCTATTGCCATTATAGGTTTCCTGTATATATTCTAAAGTGTCTGTTATCTGAGTCGTTCAACCATTTAAAAAATCTAGGTTTATCAAGGACTTTACCACTATAATTTAGTATTCCTTTTTTAGCTAGTTGATGAACTACAATGTTTGGTAGCCTTGCAACTCGATAACCTTTTTCATTTTGCATAGCCTTAGACTTATAAGCACCTTCATTTTGTGCTACTTTGTTTGCGTCTAAGATTTCTTTAATAGTTGCTTGATCTTGATAGTTTTCAATATGATATTTATTCTCAGCTTCATCAACGATAAGGTTAGTTCTAACTGATGCCTGATCGTCAGGATCATTAAGTGAAAACTTTTTTGCCATTATTTAAGTGCTTTTGCAATCATCATATCTACTGTGTCTTGTATTTCTAGACCTTGATTGCTTCTCATACTAAGCATTGGATCATACTTTCGATCTCCACCTGATGTTTGTTTAGATTGTCTCTTACCAACACCTCTTGAGGTTGTTTGATCTTTTTTAATTGCACTAGCAACAATTTTGTAAAGTTTAGATGAATGTTTTTTGTTTGCAAATACTGTCATTTTTTCCTCTCTAATTGAAAAGGGAGGGCATAAACCCTCCCTAGTATTTAACTACAATTATGCAGTTAAGTTAAATATACCAAAGTTTGCGTTAGGTGCTTTTGCACAAAGAGTCCACTCAGCTAAGAGTAGCTTCTTGTCTGAGTCACCAGTTTTTGCAAGATCAGTAGTTTGGAATGGTCTTAAAAAGTCCACACTCCACATATCCATTTGTAGGATATCTACTCTGTTTGCGTTTTGGTGTCTGTCAGGTACAAATGCAACTTCACCGAAGTCTGATACATAGATGTCAGTAGTACCAATAGATACTTTATCACTCGCATCTTTGTATTTAGTTGCTACACCAGCAAATGCAGATGCAGTCTGCTTGTGTGATGGTGACATAAGAATTGTCTCAGGCTCTCCACCTAGTTCAAAGGCTTTTAAAAGACCTTCTTTAAGTAGAGTTTCTGTGTAAGTTCTGTTTGTTCCACCAGCAATAGCTGTGCTTCCGTCACCAGCTGGACTAGCTGAAGGTGAACCACCTTTTGAGAAGTTACCAGCGGCACTTGAAGTTCCAGGTTTGTTACCTCCGTACCAAGTTCCAACTGAAGCGGCTTCTCTAGCTGTAGATGCGTTACCAGCAACTTTTGCGTTTTCAATACCTACCATAGCTCTTTCAATGTCTCGCTTGATTTCTTTACCCATCTTTGCGAGTTGATAAGCCATTTGTGTTGACATTCCAGCATTATCTACTGCATCGTCTGTACCTGAAATGGTTACTGACTTTGCTGAGATTTGTGTTCTGTTGTTAAGTCTGACAGTAGCAGTTCTTGCTTCTCCGTCATAATCATCACCTTCGATCTGTGCGTTAGCCGCAGTATCAGCTAGTGAGTCTGTTTGCCATTCGTACAATG